TCGTATATTATGAAAGGAGTAGGAGCCGTATCATTGACTCAAGGCACAGTACCTTTAAATCATATTAACGTACAAAGGTTTGTAAAAGGAAAAACAACATGGAATACAATTGATTTCACATTGTTTGATCCAATTACACCATCTGGGGCACAAGCTGTAATGGAATGGGTTCGCCTACATCACGAATCAGTAACTGGTAGAGACGGTTACTCTGATTTCTATAAAAAAGACTTAACAGTAAATGTATTAGGTCCTGTAGGTGATATCGTATCAGAATGGGTTATCAAAGGTGCACTAATCACAGCTGCAAGCTTTGGTGATTTCAATTGGGATCAAGAAAATGCTGCTCAAGAAATCTCAATGACTGTTCAACCTGATTACTGTGTATTAAATTTCTAAAAAACTTTCCCTCCACATATTCCTTGAAATGGCTTGCCTTAGTGCAAGCCTTTTCTTATCTTGATATTTATTATCGAACAAAAAGTTATTATAAATAAAGATTATGAGTGAATTCAAACTCCCAACTGAGATTGTAGATCTTCCATCACAAGGTAAATTGTATGCTTCTGATAGTCCTTTAGCTGAAGGTAAAATTGAAATGAAGTACATGACAGCTAAGGAAGAAGATATTCTTACCAATCAGGCTTACATTAGAGATGGTATAGTATTAGATAAATTACTACAATCCTTAATTGTTACTAAGTTTAATTATAGTGATTTATTAATTGGTGATAAAAACGCAATAATGGTTGCTGCTCGTATCTTAGGATATGGTAAAGATTATAAATTTAACTATGCTAGTGAAGAACAAGTAGTTGATTTATCTCAAATTGAACCTTTACCACTTACAGACGAAGTAAAAAAAGCAGAATCGAATGAATTTAGCTTCACACTTCCATCCTCAGAAAACACAGTTACTTTTAAGTTATTGACTCATAAAGATGAAAAAAAGATTGAACAAGAACTTAAAGGATTAAGTAAAATAAATAAAAAATCATCTCCTATAGTTACTACTAGACTAAAACATCAAATTTTATCAGTTAATGGAGAAGATGAATTACCTAAAGTTCGTGAGTTTGTAGATAACTTTTTACTTGCTCAAGATTCCAGAGCATTAAGAGAAGAAATAAAAAGAATTGGACCAGACGTAGATCTGACTTTTTTTCCCGAAGGGAGTGATAGACGAGTCGATATCCCAATTGGGCTTAGCTTTTTTTGGCCTGACATCTAATTTAGCACCACAATATAGAGCGGGTGTATTTAAACAAATACACGAAATTGTTTTCCATGGAAATGGGGGTTATGACTGGTATACAGTTTATAACATGCCTTTATGGTTAAGGAAATTTACATTTAATGAAATTAAAAATTACCATGAAAAACAAAATGATAAGGTAAAAAATCAAGATAAAGACCCAAACCAAAAGAATCTTATTAACTCCGATGGTACAGTGAATACTCCTGAATTTTTAAATGCCTCAAAAGATTATAAAGGTAAGACAAGTTATAAGTAATCATATTTATAACATATACCCTATATTAAATGGCTGACCAAGAAAATATAAATAGTGCTAAAGCTTTAAAACAAGAATTAGAAGAGATTCTATTTTTACAACGTAGTTTTACTGATGAAGCTCTAAAATCAGCAAAAGCTGTATTTGGAGTTGGTGAACAATCAAAAGCAACTTCAAAGGCTTTTAGAAGTATATCAAATATAACAGCTGATATACAATCTGATTTAACTCAAATATTAAAAGGGGAAGAAGGACTTACTGGTTTACTTAAAACTCAAGAAAAACAGAAAAGAGCTATAGCTAATTTAGATAGTGAATTAGTAAATACAGCTCAAAGTATAATAAATCTTGGTAGTGAACAAATAGCTAATATTACAAAAGAAGAAAGTTTATCTAAAAAACTTGCTTTATTAGCAGACGCTCGTAAAGAATCAGGAGAAAAGTTAACAGAAGATGAAAATAAACTTTTAGGTTTATATGAAGACCAATTAAGAACTTTAATTGATCAAGAAAATCAAATCAAAGAAATTGAAGGTGCTCAAAGTAAGTTAGGACTTACTGGAGCTATAGGAGGTGGAATTGAAGGTCTTTTAAAAAATTTTGGTGCTGGTGGTCTTGCAGATAAATTAGGATTTGGGGAAGCTAAAAAACAAGCCGAATCTTTTGCCTTAACTGCAGGAGATGGTGCCAATAAATTTAATGTAGCCGGGAAATATATAAAAGTATTAGGTGCAAACTTAACTAAAGCCTTGGGTCCCTTAGCTTTAATTACAGCATTTTTAAAAGGTTTACTCCAAGCTAATGCCGAAACAGTTAAACTTCAAAAATCATTTTTACTTACTAGTGAACAAGCTGTAGATTTAAGACAAGATATGGCTGCTGTGGCAGACAGTACAGGTAATATTAATATTACTGCTACTAAGTTATTAGGTACTATGTCTAGTATCAATGATCAATTTGGATTCGTTGCTAGATTTTCAGATGAAACCTTAGTAAATACAACTAGATTAACAGAACAAGTAGGATTAAGTGCTGAAGCAGCTAATGCACTAGCAGGATTAACTGAATTACAAGGAGCTAATGCTGAAGAATTATATGAAAGTACAGTAGGTACTACCCTAGAACTACAAAAACAATCAGGTGTTCAAATAGACCAAAAGCAAATTCTTGAACAAATTAGTAAAGTAACAGGTACAGTAAGAGCAAATTTAGGATCAAACCCAATTGAAATTGCTAAAGCTATTCAAAAAGCTAAAGAATTTGGTACTAGTTTAGAACAGGTAGCAGCTGCGGGTGAACAATTACTTAATTTTGAACAATCTATTGAAGCTGAACTTTCAGCAGAATTGCTATTAGGTAAAAATTTAAATCTTGAAAGAGCAAGAGCAGCAGCATTATCAGGTGATCAAGTAACATTAGCAGAAGAATTAATACAACAAGCAGGAAGTTTTGCTGAATTCTCTTCTATGAATGTTATCCAACAAAAAGCATTAGCCGATGCAATGGGTATGAGTAAAGATGAATTAGCTGATACTTTATTCCAACAAGAATTACAATTAAAATCAGCGGAACAGGTTAGAGCCGAACTAGCAGCTACTGGACAGGATGAAGCAGTTAGAGCTTTAGATGCACAAACAGCACAAGATAAGTTTAATAAAACAATGGAAAAACTACAAGCTATTGTAGTTGATGTAGCAACCGCTTTTATGCCTATTTTAGATATAGTAGGATTAATAGCTCAAGGAATTGGAAAAATGATTGCGGCTTTAGGCCCCCTTAAAAGCGTTCTAGGTGGAGCTGCTACAGGTGCAGCAATGGGTAGTGTAATACCTGGTGTTGGAACCGCGGTTGGAGCAGTAGTGGGGGGAATAGGAGGTCTATTAACCATGGATGATGGTATTATCCCATCGGGTTATGGCGAAACTATCATTAAAAAAGGTAAGGATACTATTGCTTTAAACAATGAAGATTCGGTTGTAGCTGGAACTAATTTAGGCAATGGTGGAACCGACATGGGTGAAACTAACCAACTACTTAAAATGTTAGTTACACAAAATAAAGAAAAACCACAGATATCTCCTGTTGGTTTATACCAAGTACAATAACACAATATTTATAACAAATTAATCGATTAAATTTAATATTATGGCACTTAAAGCAAAATTCGAAGCTGATGGATCTCAATTAAATTCTCTTGCTGGAACACTTCCAAAAGGAGCTTTAAAAGACCCACAAACTCTCCCATTAAATAATTCTTTTGAAAAAGGAAGATATCAAGACTATGTTCTAGATACTGAAAAGGTTGTTGATCAAACCGGAGCTTCTCAAAGTAGAACTCAAGGATAAGATATAATATGGGGATTCTTGATTTAAAAACAAATCTAAAATCCCTACGATACGGAAAAGATAGACCCTTTGGGGGATCATCTAATCAACCTTATGTAACGAGGGATATAGATGTTAAAGATTCCGAAGTAGGGAAAACAGGCGGA